TAGTAGGGGATAATGCCCTCGGCAGTTTCCAGCACGTCGCGGCCCGACGCGCCGGGCTTGTTCAGCATGAACCTGCCCTGTTCCGGGTGTTCGATGATGACGTTGCCCTTGCTGTCCACGTCGAAGCCCAGTTCGGGGAACTGCTTCTTGAGAATGTCCACCCGCTGCGGATCGGATGACGACAGGAACATGCCAGCCGCCGCTTTCAGGGACGGGACCAGATCGCCTTTCATCCCGTCGGTCATGCTGGAAAATTCGGGATACTGGCGGCTTTCCGGCGTCTTGCGGTTTTCTCCGGTGAAGAAGTTGCCGATGCCCTCGAGCATGCCGGTTTCCGGGATGTTGGCCTGCCGAGCGCGCTGCATCTCGCCAACGACCGTTCCAGCGGACGGCGGGTTGAAGTCCGGCGTTTCCGGCATGGTCGTGGCCGCGTCCACCCAATCCAGTTTCGGCGGCTTATCCAGCTTGTCCGGTTCGGTTGCGATATCCAGCCAGTTGGTCAAAATCCGAACTCCATCTTGAGTTGGTTCGCCACCGCCCGCTTGATTTCCTCGTCGGTGGCTTTCGGGCTTCGCTGCCTGATCCGCTGCGCCAGTTCATCGCCGCGCTGCTGGACGCTCTCGTTGAACTTGGCGTCGGCCTCCCACGGGTTTTGACCAACGCCGTTCTGCAACGCCCACTTGGCCCGTGCCTGCGCCTTCGACAGGTCGCGGATAGTTGCGCCCATCTTTGACCGGAACTTGGTTGGACCATCCTCCATGGCTGGCAGGGTTTTGCCGATGCGCTCCGCTTCCGCCGGGGAAATCGCGGCACCCGACAACTGGTTCAGGTAGAGAGACAGGTTATTGGTCACGTCGCGCTGGAAAGCCGAATATTCCGCGACCTTCTGCTGTTCGTCCGGCCCAAGGTCGATCCCGGCCTTTTCCTTCATGTTGTTGAACCAGTTGTCGGCCTGTCCCTGGTAGGTCAGATATTGCTCATTGAAGCGGCTGTTCATGTCGCGCAGCCGCCCCATCATCTCGCCGCCCTGAACGATCTTCTTTTCCAGGTCGTTGGCTGTGGGCTTCTGAATGGGGGAGCCGCCCTTGCCGTAGCTGATCACGGTGCCGTCCGGGGACTGGACGCTGAAACCGAAATCATCCGGCTTCTCATACGGCGTCGCGCCCTGTGCGTTCTCCGCGCTTTCGTAGACCACCTGCCCGTCCTTGCCGACGATCTTGTACAGCGCCCCGACTTCGGGTTTTTTCGTCCCGCCGTGGATCCTGAAGTTGGACGGGTCGCGCTCGTCGTAGAAGATCTTCTGTTCACGCCCGCTGTCGTCGTACATCGCGCCAAGCTGCCATTTCGGCGAATTGGCCTTCTTCTCCTCGTTGCTCAATTCCCGCAGCTTGAGTTCGTTCTCGAACCGCTTCTGCTCGGCTTCCGCGTCATAGCCTCGGCGCTGGTCCTTCCTCTGGTTGGCGTAGGAAAGCGCCTGCACCACGGGATTGTCGAATGCCTGCCCGATGCCCGCCCCGAGGTCTTTCATGTAGTCGGCCTGCCCACGGGTCATCTTGAGGCCGAACGGCGCGCGCATCGGCTCGTTGGGGTCGTATTGCGCGGCCTGCCGCGGAAGCTGCGGCATGGCCTGCTGTTCCTGCTGCTGCTGTTCCTGTTGCATCAACAGCATCATGGTTTGCGGGTCCATGCCGGCCTGCTGCGGGATTTGCGGCTGCTGCCGGCCGAACATGGCGAAGGCGGATTGCGGATACATGAAGGGGTTCATTGGATCACCATGGCCTGTCGCTGCTGTAGGAAGTCATCGGGATCATAGACCCGTAGTTCTGTAGAAAGAACGGGTTATATCCGGCGCTGGACTGCCCGCTCATCTGCGGCATGAACTGGCTGAACCCGGAACTGTAGCCGCCCTGCGACCCCATCATGCCCATGCCGGTGCTCATGCCGCCCATCGCCGACGCCCCGGCTCCCAATGCGCCGGCAAGGCCAGCCATGGTGCCGCCGCCCTGCTTGGACACGCCGTTGAATGTGGTCGTGCCGCCAAGCCCGGCGATGCTGCCGACCGTGCTGAGATACTGGTTGAGCGCCTGATAAGGTGCCTGGTTCTGCTCGTACTGATATGCGGCCTGCGCTTCCGCCGCCTTCGCCGCCGCCAAAGCATCCCGCTGCGCGCCGACCTGGGCCAGCATCTGGCTGTCCATGTACCGCGCCTGATCGAGAGCCGCCGCGTTGTTGGTGGCGTTGAGCATGTTCTCCCGCTCTTGCGAATAGGCGTCGTTGAGCGAGTTGGACGCCGCCATGACGTTGCTGGTGTTCTGCTGGCCGACCTGGGCTTGCAGTCCCGTTCCGGCCAAGGCCGACTGGAACTGGTTGCCGAGCGCGCTGGTGAGTGAATTGGCCGCGCCCTGCTGCGCCTGTATCTGGTTCGCCGCGCCGGTTCCCAGGCCCGCGGCACCCTGCCCGAGCGCGCTCATGGCGTACTGGTCGCCGAACTGCTGGTTCCCTTGCAAGCCCTGTGCACCCGAGAGCAGCGCCTGCAACCGGAACGCATCGGCGTTCTGGCCCGACGCCTGCAAGCCCTGCCCGGCGTTGAGCAAGGCGTTCTGGTTGAACTGGTCGCCGAACTGGCCCTGGTTCTGGATACCAGCCGCCCCTTGTGCAAGGTTGCTGGCCCCAAACTGGTCGCGGAACTGCGACTGGTTCTGGATACCCGAAGCCCCTTGGGCGAGATTGCCCGCCGCGTACTGGTCGGAGAACTGGCCCTGGTTCTGGATGCCCGCCGCTGCCTGCCCGAGATTGCTGGCCCCGAACTGGTCGGCGAACTGACGGATTCCAGCCATGCCAGCCGCGCCCTGCCCGACATTCTGTGCCGCGTACTGGTCGAGGAACTGGTTGACGCCAGCCGTGCCCTGAGCGCCGGCGAGAGCGTTCTGAGCGCCGAACTGGTCGCCGAACTGCCTGATACCCTGCTGGCCCTGAGCGCCCGCGAGAGCGTTCTGAGCGGCGTATTGATCCCCAAACTGGCGGATGTTCTGCTGCCCCTGAGCGCCCGCCAATGCGTTCTGAGCGGCGTACTGGTCGCCGAACTGCCGGATGTTCTGCTGGCCAGCGGCCCCGGCCTGAGCGGCGGCGAGGCCGTACTGATCGGCAAACTGCGCCTGATTGGTTAGCCCCTGCGCCCCAGCGAGCGCCGAATTGACACCCGCCTGTGCCCCCTGGAACCGTTGCCCAAGATTGTTCAGCCTCTGCGATTCCATGCCCGCCGCGCCGGTCGCCATCGACTGAAGATCGCGCGAGGCCCGGTTCTCGCCAATGCCCGCCAACTGCCCCGCCGCGCCAAGCTGCCGGCCCATGTTGTTCTCGTAGGCCGTGCCGAGCATCTGAGTGGCCGCGTCACCGATGTTCCGCCCCAGCAAGTCCTGATTGGCCCCGGAGCCGTAGCGGTTGCCCGCGCCGAACATGGAATTCACGCTGTCGGCGATGCGCCTCGATTGAATGTCCAGCATGCCTTGAAGGTAGGGATTGCTGTCCACATTCGACAGCGAGCCATTGGCGAACGGCACCAGATAGTCCGCATCGCCGCGCTCGACGGGTCGGTGTACTGCCGGTTGGCCAGTTGCTCGTAGGTGTTCGCGCCCTGGTTGAAGTTGCCTTGGGCGAAGTCGCCGAACACCTGGGCATTGGGATTGGTTCCATTGGCAAGGCCGGAATACACTCCATTGTCGGGATTGCCGGTTGCCCGCATGCCGCCGATGTTGGCATAGTCCCCCATGCCCGACATGTCGGCACGCATGCCCCCGAGATTGGCGAAGTCGGTCATGCCGCCCATATCAGCCCGCATGCCGCCCAGATTGGCATAGTCCCCCATGCCAGACATGTCGGCACGCATCCCGCCAACATTGGCGTACTGGCCGAGCGCGTCGGCATTGCCGCGCATCCCGGACAACTGGCCGTACTGGCCCAGCGTGCTGGTGTCGGCGGTCATGCCGCCAAGCTGGTTGTACAGCCCCGTGCCGCCCGGTCCCGCCCGCATGCCCGACAGGTCGCCGTAGAGGCTTGAAGCCCCCTGCCCGGCCTGTGTGCCCGCCAGTTGGCCGTAAAGCCCGGTAGCCCCCGGCCCCGCCGTCTGCCCGCCAGCGGCGGTGTAATACGGGTTGCCGAGCGACTGCGACTGCATCCCCGACGCCTGCCCGAACAGGCCCGATGAATTGTCGCCGGCGCGAAGCCCGGCGATCTGGCGGTAGAGCGGCTGCGACGGGTCGTTGTAGCCCTGCCGCATGAGTGCATTGTTGAAGCCGATCGCCGGGTCGGTGTAGCCCTGCGCCAGTTGCGCGGTGCGCGCCGTCGCCGGATTGGTCGCGCCTCCGGTGGCCACGGTGGTCAGCGGAGCGGTGCCCGGAGCCGAATTCAGGTAGTTGCCGGCAATGGTGTTTTTCACCGCCGTCTGCGCCGCCGGGATCAGGCCGGTCGGTGCCTTCGACAACGCCGTGATCTGCTTCTGGGCCGCGAGCGTCTGGGATGACGGATTGGGGATGGCCGAAGGACCATAGGACGGATTGGGATTGGCGTTGTAGAGTTCCTGCGACTTGCCAAGGATGTCGTTCAGGTACGGAACCGTAGGCTTGTACGGCTCGGCAACGCTCGTGCTCGACGTCTTGGTTTTCTTGCCCTGCGCCCCGGAAACACCTCCGGCAACGGCGGCTGCGCCAACGACTGCGGCTGTCACCATGTCAGTCTCCGATCCATTCAGAATAGTAGGTTTCGACCGCTTCCATCCCGAGGGACTGGAACAGCCGTGACGCATCCTTGTGCAGCTTGGTGCCGTGGAATATCCGCTGGACGCCCCGCCGCCTGGCTTCCTGTTTCACCGCCCGGAACAGCCTCAGCCCCGCCGTCCCGCCGCGCACGTCGGGATGCGTCCAGAAAATATCCATCTTCAGCGACAGGCACGTTTTGTAGTGCAGGTCCGGCACCACGAACCCGGTGTAATAGCCCACCAGCCGGCCATTCTGCCGCAGGGTGACGCAAAGGATCGACCCTTGCGCTTCCATCCGGCGATAGGTTTCCCAATCGGGATCGAGCGGCACCTTGTCCTTGTTGAGCGCCAGTTCCTCGTAATGCTGGCGCAGCATCGGCAACGCCTCGTCGAGCGCGTCGAACATGCTCTCGACCTGTGCCGTGATCACATCAGCCTCATGTCCACCAGAAGGTGTATCCGGTCATCCGCCGAATTGTTGACAACCTCGTGCTCTTCCCTTGCGTTGAACGACCACACGTCGCCGGTTTTCATGTGCACCCACTCCTCGCCGCAGCGGAAGTTGGAGCCGGGCAGACCTTGCAGCACGACATGATAACGGGCGATGTCCGGCAGATTGGCGTAGGGTCCGCGACTGTCCGCATGGGGCAGGATGCGCCCGCCAGGCGGAAGCCGGGAGATGAATGACCGTTCCAGCGAATACGCCCCGACACGCCGCATCAGGTCCAGCACGATAGGCTTCACTTCCGGCAGGCAGTCCCATGTGTGCAGGAAATGCAGCGTCATCATGTCAGCCGGGTCATCGGCGTCGTCCTCGTACTCGAAAAACCGGAGGATGATCTCCTCGGTATCCTTGAAGATGTCCAGCTTGGTGCGGCAATCCTTTTTCCACAGTTCCGGCTGCCGGTGCAGCGAATGAACCAACGGGAGGACATCGACGCCTTCCGCCAGCCGCAAGAAATTCCTCATGCCGCGTACCACTTCCCCGCGCCGTCGCTGATCAGCGTCTTGCGTCCATAGTTGGTGCTGATTACCAGCGTATTGGCCCCGTTGATGGTGTCCGTCCCGCCCCTGGTGATGGTGATGTTGTTGGTTCCAGCCGACCCGCTGTCCTGAAACACAATCTCATGGTCCTTCGGCATGCCGGTCGGCAGGGTCGGCGTCACCGCGCCCCCCGAGGCATCGCACAGGATGAACGTCCAGTTCTCGTTGACCGAAGTCGCCCCGGTGATGGTTTTCCAGAACCGGCCCCGCGCCCTCGGATGCAGGTTGTTGATGTCGTTGGCCACCGATGACACCCACCGCGCCAGCGAGCCGGGAGATGTGTCGAAGCGCGAGGCAATCATCGGTCACCCGTGTATTCGTATTCGATGTCCACGCCCTGGGCATGGCTCCAGAAGGTTTGCGACGGGATCGTCAGCCGCGCCCGGTGGTATCTGCCGTTGGAGCGCATGAAGCACTTGCCGACCGTCGCCATCGCCGCGGCGGTCGAATAGGTCGGATCGTCGGATTGCCGGTAGCGTGAGCCGATCTCGATTTCACAGGTGGACACACCAGCAACCAAAGGCCTGGCAGCCGTCACCAGCGCCGTGCTGTCGCCGCCCCATTCCGTCGTTTCGATGGTCGCCTCCAGGGCAAGGCCGTTGAAGAAGCCGAACTTGTTGTTGCTGTCAAAGGCCCCGAGAAGCACCGCGCCGGCCTGCCAGTAGACGCTATCGAGCGAGTACGGCAGCAGGTCCAGACTGGTGGTGATCGCGTCAAGGTCGTCCAGCGTGTAGCCGAACGAATAGCCCTGCATCAGGAACTGGGCGGTCTGTTCGGCGTAGGACCACTTGTCCACGAACGGGTTGTAGATGATCTGGTGATTGGCCGACCCGGTATTCCCCTGTCCGGGATAGGACCACATGATAAAGCCGAGGATCGGATCGACCGCTGCCGTCACCAGGTATGTCAGCGCCCGGTCAAGATCGGTGAGGAAGAAATCATTGATCCGCTGGGTGCCGATGTTCCTCACCGAAACGCCGTCGCAATACTCGAAGCCGTTGTCGGATATGAAATACACCCCGCCGCGATGCTCGACGATGGACCCGGCTGCCAGGCAACCGACCGCGTTTTCCCCAGAGACGATGGGCGAGAACGAGAAGATCAGCGGGCTGCCCGGCTGGTAGTCCATTCTCTGTATCGCCCGGCGCTGGAACACCAGCCCGTATTCGCCGCCCGTCAGGCCGACCACCTCGCCACCGTCCGGGAGTATCTGGCTGTCTGAAAGCCCCACGCCCGCCGTCCAGCCGGTTGGCGAGCCTTGCGCGCTCCACTGGACCTTGGTGCTGTCGGTCGAGAGGTTGCCCATGACGAGGAACTGCTTGACGATGGCGATATGATGGGCAATCGGCGGCGACCCGGACAGCGGCTCGAAATCGGTCGAAACGCCGACCTCGTAATACTGCGTCGCATCGGTGCCGTTGACCGCCACCACATAGGTTCCGTAATCGACGAACCGCCATGCGTCGTCGGTAGCGGTCGCGTAGGCCACGCCTGACGATCTTGTTACCGTCTCCCATGTCTTTGCCGCCTCCAGCTTGTAGAGCGCCGTGGCCGTGCCGGCGAACACGTAGTTGGTGCCGTTGCGCTGGAAGCTGTATCCGCCCTTCGGGGCAGCGGCCAGCGCGGAAGTATACCCGGCAATCGCCGCCAGCGGGCCGAATGTCCGCGCCTTCGGAATGACGTTGGTCGCCAGCGGCACGCCCGGATTGCTGAAGTCGGGCTGGTCCGGCATGTAATCGGCGAAGGCGAGGGTTTGCTTCATATGCAATACGCCTGGATTGTCCCGGTGGCGGTCCGCATGTCGGCCTTGCGCCTGAGCGAGTTGAACGCCGACGCTTCCGCCGTGCACAGGAAGTCGAGCCGGTTCAGCGCGTAGGCCTGCGCCTCGGCAATCGCCCCAGCGTCGTTGAGGTAGTTCATCTTCACCGCCGCCTTGGCCCGCGCCCGGATCAGCGTCTCCGCCTCGTTGGTCCAGTCGTTCGTATCGGCATCGGCAGACAGGGCGGTCTGCGAGCCGATGTAGGAAAAGGTCAGCGTGTATGTCGCATCCGGGATCGGGTAGAGCCGTATCTGGTCGGCATAGAAGGCGTAGTAGAACGGCTCCCCCGTCTGGTCGCCGCTGTCGATGCGGTCGATGTATTCGTACGACACCCGGCTCAACAGCTGGTAGTCGCCGTTCACCGTCAGCTTCATCGAGTCCTCGTCGAGGAAGTTGGACGGCACGGCGACAAAGGCCACGTTCGCCGTGGTGCTGGCGGTGGCGCGGATTTCACTCCATGACCACCGCTGGTTTTCGTAATGCGAGATCGCCGACAATACCTCGAGCGCGATCTGCGACGACAGGTCCGACCGGGACAGTTCGTCCGCAATCCGGGTTTTCATGTCGCCATAGGTGCTCATTAGACAGCGCCGGTGTTGATGTAGGTGATGGTCACGGTGGCCGCGCCCGTGGTCGCCGCGGTGCCGGTCTGGGCATAGGAAATCAGCACCGGAACGGCGGTCGCCCCGATGGAGCCGATGCCGGTGGTCACGCGCTGCGCCGTCGCCGATGTCTCGTCCACGTCGGCGGTATCGACATAGGCCCCGAGCGTGCCGGTCTTGCCGACCTTGAGGACGTTGGTGGTCCCCGCGTTGAACGCAGTCGTGACCTTGACCACGATGTCAACGATGTACGAATTGGCCGGCAGCGTGCCCATGGATACGCCCGTGGCCGCGCTGGCGGTGTCGAACGCAATGGACCCCTGGATGAACTGCACCAGAGCCTTGCGGGCCTCTACGACTGGCTGGAATGGCATGATCAGGCTCCCGGAATGTATTCGATGACGATGGTCGCCGCGCCCGCCGTCGCGGCGGTGCCGGTCTGGCTGTACTTGACATAGACCTTGGTGTCAGCCGCCAGCACGCCGACGCCCGTGGTGATGCCGGATGTTACCGCGATGGCGGTTTCGTCCACGTCATCCGCATCGACGAACAAGTCGTCATCGGAGGACGTGCCGACGATAAGCACGTTGGTTGTCGCCGCGTTGAAGGCGGCGGTGACGGCGACATGCGTTCGCAGCACCAGCGCGCCCGAGGGAATGATGCCGATGGCGACCGCAGCCGCCTCGCTGATATGCGCCGTGTTGAAGGCCACGGAGCCGCGCACGTAATGCGTCACCTGATATGGTGCGAGCCGGGCGGCGCTGCCCGTTGTGTCTGTGGCCATGTTATCTCTCCATGATGGTGATGGGGGAGAGCCGAAGCCCTCCCCCGGTCGATCAGGTACGAGCCGCCGGGATATAGGCGATGATGATCTGACCGACGCCGGCTGTCGCCGATGCGGTCGAAGTCACCAATGCCGATATGGTCCGGTCGGTGGTCGCGCCCATGTAGTTGCCGCCCGTCGCCTCATCGAGCGGAACGAACGTGGCCGTGCCCAGCGCAAGCTGAGTGGCGAGGTTGTTCGTGCCACTGTCGGTCGAGTAGCCGATATCGAGGACGTTGGACGAGTTGCCGTCAAACGCCGTCGAGATGTTGACGCCAGACGCGGCCTTGATGATGACCGCGCCAGCCGGCAGGACGCCGACCACGACAGTATCCCCGTCATCGGCGTAGGTGATGTCCTTCCGGATGTAGTGGACCGCCTGGAAGGGCAGAAGGCGGGCGCTGGTGCCAGCGGTGTCAGTGGCCATTGTTCATGCCTCCTTATGCCGCCGCGTAGGACGACACGACGATGGTCGCGAAGTCCGTCGAGTTGAACACGTTCTTCTTCAGGCCCCAGATGATGCCGCCAGCGACACCAAGCTGATTGCCGTAGTCGAACAGCTTCTCGGTCCAGTTGCCGCCGAGGCCACCGCCGCCGTAACCCTGCCCGAAGGCAATGGTCGCGGCCTGGGCACCGCAGAACACCGCACGGCGGACCGTGGTGATCGGGGTTCCCGAGTTGGTGCCGACCGGCATACGGGTGCTCTCGTGCAGCACCACGTTGTTGTAGACGCCGAGCGCCCCGGTGAAGATCGGGTTGTTCGTGGTCTGCCCGCCGGTCATCGCGGCCTTCTGGATGTCCAGCCACTGGCCCGTGGTCGTCGAGATGCGAAGATCGCGGACCTGGTACGGGTGGAGGAACATCACGTACATATCCTTGCCGTCCACGCGGACGGGGCGGATGTACGGGGTCGCCGTCTTGGCCAGAGTAACGGCCTTGTCGATGTAGGTGATATCGAACAGGTCGCCGCTGTCGATCTGGCTTTCCGTGGTCGAACCCGCTTCGGTGACGATGATGCGGGTCGATGCGGTCGGCGCGACAGCCGTGTTGTTGCCGGTGTAGCGGGTATCGGTCTGGTCCGAATAGCCGGCAATCTGGTTGATGAAACCGGCGTCCATCTTGTCCGCCAGCCAGTCCTTGAGGCCCTGCATCGCCTCGTCGCCCACCGAGAACGGCACACGCTGTTCGGACATCTTGCCCGCCGACTTCACCGCGTGGCGAAGCTGGTTGATGAACAGGCTGTCCGAATAGGTCGTCAGGGCTTCCTCGTTGCCCTCCAGGATCGCGTCACCCTGGACGCCGTCGCCGGAAAGCTGCATACGCAGGCCGTAGGTGATCTTGTCACCCGCCGACTTGCTGGTTTCGTCCTTGCGGACGATGAGGCTGTTGCTCGACGTGCCGATAAAGCGTTCGATGTAGGTTTCCTTCAGGGCTTCCTGAAAGAGCTTCCTGCTCCAGAGCTTCACGGCAAGGGCGTCGTTCACGCCATAGCTGGTCTCAGCCATGATCTTGACTCCTTGATTGATGTGAAAGGGTTTGGTCAGCCCATGACGCTGGCTGGAGCGAAGAAGTCGGTAACGGCGACTACACCGAAGCGATTAACGTCCGCGTGACGGAGAAGGTGGTTAGCCCTTCATTACCTTGTCCCAGTGCTTGTTGAAATCTTCCGGGGACATGTTCAGAAGATCAGCCGGGGTGAGGCTGGCTTTCGCCCTGCCCGCGCCCGCCGAACGGGTGGTTTCCTGGCCCTTGGCGATGGTCGCCAGCTTGGCGGCGGTTTCTTCGCCAGCCGGTTGTGGCTGGTAGCCGGACGCCTTGGCCGCGTTGTAGAGCATCTGCGACAGGCTCATGCCCGTCTGCCGTGACCTGACGGCGAATGCGCTGGCGTCCTGGTTGAGCAGCGCCGTAACTTCATGGTCCGCGTAGCCGAGCGCCCGGTACATGTTGGCCCGGTTCTCGGCAAGATGGTTGATGGCGTCCGGGTAGTCCGGTGCCTGGGCCATGAACTGCTGCCGGTCGCGCTCGACGTACTGGTTCCACTGCTGTTCCTCGGCCTGACGCTGCTGCATCTGGGCTTGCGCCTGCAACCGGCCCTCCACCGTGTCCAGCTTGTGCACGATGGCCCCGATGGGATCGTCGTCGAGGGACGGCGGCTTCGGCGCGGCTTCCTGCGCCCTGAGGGCTTCGGCCTGCTGGATGCGATCCATCATCTGGCGTTGCCAGCTTCTCAAGTCCGACGCTTCCTTTTCCAGCGCCTGCCGCTTCACACGCTCCTCATGCAGCGCCGCATGGGGGACGAATTTGGGCTTTTCCTTTTCTTCCGTGGCCTCTTCCGGGGCCTCCTCGACCGTCTCTGCCGGCGCGCCCTGGAGTGCTGCGTCGAGCGCGGCATCGTCCATTTGGGCAACATCGACTTCCGGTGTTCCTGTGTCGTTGGGTAGCGTGCTCATTTTACATCCTTGGATGGAGCCTGAAGCGGTCAGGCAGCCGAACCCTCGCGGGATATCTCCGCCCTGTGTTGGGCGTATTTCCTTAGCCGGTCAGCGTATCGTCCGATGATCTCGCCAACCTGTTCGCGGCTTGCACCATTGCCAATTCGGATGCTCGTATCAATCCCATCAACCTCGATGGTTATCAGCGTATGGAGCGCCGTGACCTTGCTGTTGGTGACGGTGGCAAACTCGCGCGCCCATCCCAGTATGCTCATCTCTGCACCGGCATCATCGGCATGGCCTGGCGGTGAACGTCCTGTTGCGCGTCGTGCATCTGTTTCGCGGCCTCAAGCTGCATCTTCGGCTGGACCGTTCCGGCCTCGGCGGCAATCTTGCGCGCTTCCGCCTGCTTTTTCAACGTGTCGGCCTGGGTGTTCTCCACCTCGGCCTGCACACCGGCCATTTCAAGCTGCTGCGCCTGCTGCTGCGCCTGAACCGCGTTCGGGTCCACCTGCGCCTTGGCCATTTCCTTCAGCTTGGCCACCAGACTCTCGGGCAGCGGCGTGTACGGCAGGATTTCAAGCATGATCTGGCCCGCCGCCGGCAGGTTCATGATCGTCGGCAACATGCCCTGAATAATGCCCCACACCCGTTCCTTGTTGTTCGGGCTGGACGGAGCCTCGTCCACGATCACGTCGTATTCGAGCACGCCATCCTGCTTCATCAGCGGCACATATTGCGCGCCTTCGTCGCCGACCACGCGGACCAGCCGCCCATCGGCGATGTATTCGTTGATCATCTTCAGTAGCAGCCGGCCTTGTTCCTTCCGGTAGCGGCGCAGCGCGTCGAACATGGTCGCCAGCGCGGTCATGCCGGCCTGTTTGCGCTGCGCCTCCAGAACACCCGCCTGCTGGCGGTCGGCAAGCCCCAAAAGCTCCAGGTTGACGCCGGACACGTCCCGAATGGACGAAATGGCGTACTGCATCAGGTCGGCGAGGCCGTTCGGATAGGTCGCAAGCTGCTTCTCGCGCACGCCGGCCATGTTCTCGACCACAGACACTTTCGTCGGATTGGCCCAGTCCTTCTCGAATTTGGACAGGTCGGACACGGCGTTGCGCTCGACCATGACGCCGCCCTTGGCCGAGTTGTTGATAATATGCATGATCGACGAAAAGAACTTGTTGGCCCACCGTTGCGGGTCTTTCATCGCCCGGACGATGCCGTACCATGTGTTCTCGTTCCGGTCGCGCATGCCGGTGATGAAGTTGTAGGTGAAGTACTCCGGCACGGGCGCGTCACCTTCCTGCAACACCGTCGATCCGGCAAAGAACGCCTGCCTGATCGCCTTCTTGCGCTGCTTGACGTAATCCCGGCCCTCTTTCAGCGGCTCAGGGATCGGCGGAAGCTGCATCACGTCCTCGGGCCGCACCGTCTCGACGCCCGGCATGGCCTCCGACAGCACACCGGCGGCATCCTTCCACTGCTTGCGGATCGCCTTTACCTGCGCCTCTGTGGCCTTGATCTGATCTTCCCGCTGCTTGCGGTAGACGCTGAACCGCTTGTCGTCGAGCGGCACAATCTGCCCGGAGGGGTCGGACACCCGGTAGACCGTCTCGTATTCGCACCACTGGTATTCCGCCACACGTATCTTGCGCGTTCCCGGAAAGCCGTTCCGGTCGCCCGGCGACGGGTAATAGCCCTCGCGGTAGTCGCTGGTCTTGTTGGCGTCGTCGGCAGCCGCGCCCCATGTGTCGCGGGCTTCCGGCGTCGGCAGTTCGGCGTCAGGCCAGTAGTACTTGAACTCCTCCCGCGAATAGTCCTTCACCCGGAACACATACCGCTTATCGTCCAGGTTCCGCTTGGTGGCGTTCGGGTCCGGGTACATCTCGAACGGGTCCACCCGGTCAATGATGATGTCGCCGTCCAGGTTGCGCGTGTAGTCCAGATGCGTCTCGGTGCAGCCCAGACCGCAGATAATCATGTCGGCGAAGGCATCGCTTTCCTCGTCCTCGGCATCGCAGCCGTCACGCACCCACATGGCCGTGGATGTCATCAACTCGGACACCCGCGCATCGCCCTCCTCCCGAGGGTAATACTTGACCTCCTGCCGGTTAGATACCTCGCTTCCGGTGACGGCGTTGATCACCGTCTGGATGCGGTTGAACGTCACCGCCGGGCGCATCTCGTCGATCATCTTCTGCTTGTCGGTTTCGGCCCACTGCTCGCCGGCCACGAACGCGAAGTCCTCCTTCGCCCGGTCCCGCCACTTGCCCCAATGGCTGAACGCCTCGTTCCAGTGCGCCCGCGCCTGGTCCAGCAGGTCGTCGTGTTCCTCGCTGTTCTGGCTCAGGGTTTCGACGTTCATCGCTTACCTCGTGCTGCCAGTAGTGAAGCCATGACCAGATATCCATCTATGCCGCCCAAGGTGAAAATCCCGCGCCTCTGGAACCATAGTCGTCCCGCCGTTCCTCGTGGTGCTGCGGCCATACGATCTTCATGTCGTCCTCGTATAGCCGCGACAGCGCGTCGAGCATGTCGTCATGCCCGGCAACCGGAAACGCCTTGTATTCCTGTTCGATGAAATCAACCACCAGATCGCGGGTGATTTTCTCGTAGTTGGTCCGGTGCACGCTCTCGGGCAGATACCACCGGCCCTGTTCGAAGTCCGGGATCAGCCGGCGGATGCGGTCGTTCTTCGGCATCGACCCGCCAAGCGGCGTGATCCTGAACCGGTAGTTCTCCCGCGCCTGGCGGTCCTCCATGTGGGCGATGTCGGCCATCGCGCCGTATTGCTCGTAGCCAACGCCCATCGGCCTGTATCTGCGGTGCAGCTTGAACAGCGCGTCCGCCCGCTCCGTCAGATTGAGCCGGTCACGGATCATGTCGAGCACATAGTAATTCTGGTCCGACGCCAGCCCGACCACCCACATGCTCGTGTAGTCGCTCGACGGACGCTTGGCGTTGGCCGCGTCCACCAGGATATAGCGGTTCATCGCCGCCCAGTTGTCCACCTTCCAATACTGTAGCCACGCTCCCTTGAAGCCCTGGGTAGCGTCGGCGGTCGGGTTTTGCAGCATCTGCGCTCCGAACGTGTATGGCCCCATGTCGCGCCGCTTCTCCGCCAGCAGTTCCCGGCTCATCATCACCGGATCACCGTCCACCGTGCCGTCATGTGTCGCGGCGTAGACCCTGGGCAGGGCGGAACCGCGCCGCATCATCTCGGCATAGGTGTCGTTGTAATGGTAGCGGGTGCCGATGTAGCGCGACACGCCGCCCTGGCTGGTCAGGTTGCGGCTCAACTCCCATGCCTCGGTCGTCTTGGCGATCTGTTCCGGCGTGAACACGCTCTCGCGGGTCACCACGTCGTCATAGACCATCAGCTTGTAGTGCTTCGATGTCGGCTGGCCGTCCACCAGCCCCCAAGCCTCCACCGTGCTTTCCTTCGGGTTTCCCTTGCGCTGGACGATGATGCCCTCGTCCTCGCTCCACTTCGGGCTGTCCTTCGCCGGGTCCGCCCACAGGATGTCGGGGAACAGCGCCTTCAAAAGCGCGTTGGCCTCGAATTCCCGCTTGATCTGCCGCAGGAAGCCCTTGGCGATGCCCCGCGTGTGGCTGAATATCCCGATGGTGATCTCGGGATCGCGGAGAATGTCCTGTATCGTCAGCGCGAAGGTGATGACGGTCGATTTGTAGTGCTCTCTTGCCCACAGGTCGAGATGGCCGTTCGGGTTGTCCTGAACCTCCCGGCAACGGTCGAAACACCATTCGTTGTCGGCGTCCGCCCGGCCTAGTCCGTAGACCAGCAGGAAGAACAGGCTCTCAGTGCAGAGCCTCCTGAACGTCGCATGCTTCTCCGTCGGCGAGAGAGAGGGCAGAGATGATCTCATCCACTCTTTGAGCCGCGATCTCGATGCTATGGTTAAGGTCGATGTTGCCACTGACGTTGATTTCCTTCGGAAGCACCCTTACGCAAACGTCGAGGAACGCCTTCGGGTCGTTCACCGCCAGGTCCTCGACACATCGGCGACCGTGTTTCTGGAACTGTATGGCCAGTTCCTTGACCATGTTCTGCCCGAGGGTGTGACGCGCACCCTTCGGCTTGCCCGGATTGCCCTTCTGGAATGGCATTATCGTTTCTCGACGATGTACAGGCCAAGCGTGCCCGAGGTGAACGCCGTCACGTTGAGCCGCACGGCATAGATCGGGCTGGTGATCGGCAGGAACGTGTCCGCCGACTTGCCCGCGCCGGCGGATTCGGTCCATCCGACAATGCTGTCATCGGCCACCGCGCCGGAGATCGGGGCGAGCGCGTATTCAATGCTGAAGGTGCAGGTGCCGGAGATGTCCACACCCACCGACGCGCCGAAATCGCCGTTGCGGTTCCGCAGTTGATACCACCCGGTTTTCAGCAGGCCGGTCACACCCGCCTCCACCGCCGCTCCGGTGCCCGCGTCCACCGCGATCTGCGTCACGGTCTTGAACATCTTGACGCCCGATACCGTGCCCGCGTTGACGCCGGTGATCGTCTCGGTCATCGCCGCGCCGAACCTGTCGGTGCCGGTGACGGTGAACACCCGCGCCGCGATGTTGGAACCGGAATAGATTGCGACAATCTGGGCGTCGGTGAACGTGACCGATCCTCCCGAGGCCAACGCCCCGCCGATGGTCAGATTGCCCGCGCCTCCCGGTGTCTGGGATGCACTGATGCCGTCGCGGTCGAGCGCGGCGGGGGCGATGGTGGCTTGCAGGCTCATTGGTTCACTCCACAGGTGGAATAGCGGTCCATGTCGTCGATACCTGGCTCTCGGTCGACCATGACGGCGATGCCGGTGTCACGGGCGACCACGTTGTTGCAACACCCGAAGCGGCGGACCAGCTTGTCACCGCCACCGATTGATCGGCCCATGCCGTCGATACGCCGGATATATCGGTCCACGTCGCTCCTGAACCGACCGCGCCGAAGCCCAGCAGCACCACGTTGGCGATGGTGCCGGGCGAAAAGCCCAGCGTGGCAATCGCCGTCATGTGGCGCGCGTCGAGCTGGTCGGCGTGGTCGCGCTATCGAGCGTCAGGGTCATGGCCGTGGTCGAGCCGTCCAGTTTCTTGACCGTTATCGTGGTGCCGGAGATTGAGAACTCAGTAACCCGCTGCATGATGCCCATCAGCGCCTGGGCCACCGTGGGTGCAGCACCGTCCGTGTTGTAGCTCTCCGTCATCGCCGTGGTCAGGACCGCGTTGACGATCTCCGTCACGGCGTCCGTCGCCAAGGCCGATGCATCAACCGCGCCAGCCGCGAACGTGGCGGCGGCGATACCACCAGCGGAGACAGAACCGACCGCGCCGGTCACGCTTCCCACCGCGCCCGTCACCGATCCTACCGACCCGACGACATTGCCCCCGACGTTGCCGGTGACGCTGGCCACGCTGCCGACGACGTTGCCGCCCACATTGCCCGTGACCGAGCCGACTGCGCCAGTGACCGAGCCAACGGCCCCCGCCACGCTGCCCACCGCGCCAGTCACGGAACCGACCGAACCGGACAGGTTGCCGGTGATGTTGCCAGTCAGCGCGGTTGTCAGGGTCACGCCGCCCGTGCCGTCGAGCATGGCCTCAAGATTATCCGCCGCCACGCTGTCGCCGCTGATCTGCGTCGCGTTCACGCTGGCGATGCCGCTCGTCAGGCTGATTTCGCCCGTTCCGGTGCCCGACTTCACCGTTACCTTCGGATAGCCGTTGGTGTCCGCCGCCGCGATGGTCTGGCCAAGCCACTGCGCCGCGTCCACCTGCAAATAATCCGCCCCGAACAGGCTATCCCACACGTTCGCCGGCATGACCATCATGTCGAGAAAGCACGGCAGCGCGCCCGTCTCGTGGATCGACAGCCGCGTCACGCCCAGCGTGTTGGTGTCCGTCGTGTTCAGCGGCACCTTGTACTGCCCGTTCGCCAGGTGCGTGGCCGCTGTAGCGTCGTTCTTCTGCGCCGCAGCGCCGCCGTTCTTCATCAACTGGCAGTCGGCTTGGGACAGGGTAAGCGCCGTCTCCGCCGTCTTGCCGTCCGTGTCGTCCACGAACGGGCCGATCACCACGTCAACGGCGGTGGACTGCTTCACGAAGATCATGTCAGCCCGCCATCTGGTTGAGGTAGTGGGTTGTCAGCACCGGGCGCGATACGTGGTCCACAATCAGCGCCGGTCGGCTGCCGGCCGTGGCGTGTTCCGAACTCTCGATACGCACCCGCTCGTCACCGGTCGGCGTGGCGGCGTTGATGGTGTTGGCCGACGCGAGCATCGCCTCGAAATAACCTCCCGCCGTCACCGCCGTCTGGACAGCCGCGATGCCGGCAGCCGTCAACGTCACCTGGACAGTCGATGCCGCCACAATCGACGCCGCCGGGATCGTACCGTAGACGGTCTTTCCACTCAGCGTCGTGGCGTCCACATAGTCCGCCGTGTCTACCGTCGCGCCCACGGCGGAGCTGATGGACACCAGCTTCACGTCACTCGTGGCCGACGACGTGCCGAACGTCACCTCGACCACCGCGTTGGACACCACCTGCGTGCTGGTGATCGCCGAGCAATCGAACTGGACGATGCCCTCGAACGTGTCGTAGTTCGGCGTCGAAAACTGCTGGCCGGTGATGATCGGCGTCGAGGCGTTGGTGTTGGTCAGAGTGCCGCCGGTCTGCGACGTGGCGTAGACCGTGCTGCGGCTGCGGATATGGCCGTCCCGCTGGGTGCTGGCGGGCCGGATGGTGGTCTGTGTCATTCCGAAACGGGCGCGTTCTTCAGCGAGCCAGTGCGCGCACACGCCTCGGCAATCAGCCGAAGGTCCGTCGCGTCCTTGTAGACCGGCCCTACGGCGCTTGCAGAGGGATTGGCGCACTTCACCAGCGCAGCCTCCACGTCATAGGCGCTGATCGGCGTGAAGCCGATGGGAACGGGATTGGTGCTCACCAGTGATGCCCCGGACGCCGCCGTCACGTTCAGCGTCGAAATCTCGCCCTCCTGCACGTTGTCGTCCAGGTAGAACGTCGAGCCGGAATTGACCGTGTTCGCCGATCCGTTGCCGAACTTCTGGTCCACCCGGCTGGACGGCCCGGCGCTGATCAGATTGCCGATGATCGCCCCCTTGGTCGGAGCCGTGTAGCTGGCGTGCGAATAGACGTGGATGTTCTGGTTCGCCGGGTTGTGTATCCAGTTGTTCACCACCGCCGTCGTGCTGTCGCCGTGCAGCACCGGGTTGCGCCACTGGCTCGACACGAACAGGTTGCGGTGCACCAGCACGTCACGCGCGCCGGGTCCGACGATCAGCGACATGGAATGGTCGCCGTCCGGGTGCCCGCTCGATTTCAGCCCCTCGGCGATGATCGAGTTGGACACCGTGGCGTTGTGGATGTTGCAGCCCCACAACTGGATATTCTCGTCCTGCGCCCAGGTCGCCGACACGTGGTCGAGGATGATGTTGCCCATGTCCCGCTGGCCGGCGCACGATGACGGCCCGGTGCCGATGGCCGCGCCCGTCACCGATATGGCGTCCTGTAGCGACGGGTTGGAGCTGGTGCCGGGCCGGAACCGCATGTGCGTAACCTTGACCGTGGCCTTCTTGATCTCCAGCCGATGACCGACGATTTCCCAGCCCGGCGATGGAGCCGTCTCGCCCTTGATCCACACGCTGCCGTTGGTGACCGTCACCGGCGTCAGGAGCGTCAGGGTGCAGGCAACCGAGAACTGCACCCGGCGCGGGCCGCTGGTGCCCTCCACCGCCTGCCGGAACGAACCAGCACCGCTGTCGTTGCAGTTCGTGACCGTGTGCACGGTCGAGAAGTTGAACAGGCTCGGGTCTGCGCCGGCCACGGCAAGCGCGGGCGTGGCGAACAGAACGGCAGTCAGGAACGCGGCGGATCGGAGCATGATGCCTCCAAAACACGGCGATATGTGAAAACGCCGTGGGTTTTTATATCAAATTCGGATTGTTTCGGTGTTCGCCCGGTGTTTGGCGATACCGGAGCCTTGTGCGATATGCGTCGGGCGCATGATTCGGGGTGAATTCCCCTCGGGCGCAGTGCCCCGATTAACAGAAACGATACGTTAGTGCGGTTGTTCGGTCAATGTTCCTTGTGATTTAACATAATCAAGTGTTTGTGAGGCTTAGGTGAGGCGCTTGATCCTGGCGTATGTGTCCAGTCCGTATAGCAGAAGGTTTTTGGTGCGTATGCGGCCCATTCCATAGGCTTCCTGTATGTTTCGAAGGCTCATTCCATCCACGGCGGCGGCGTAAACCACGGTCCATGCCATTCGCTTGGCGTGGCGAACGGCCAGTTCATCCCACCATCGGCGATACCAGGCGAGGCATTGCACGTCTGCGTCGGCCATGGCTGAGGCGTTCCGCCCTCCGTCGATGTACATGAGGCTGGCAGTGCGAAGTGCTACCGGAGAGGCTATCAGCCTGACGGCGCGGGCTATTCTGTACATGTCGGCCTGCTGGGCGTCATCGATGATCTTGGCGCGTCTCAGCGTGTCGATGCTGGACGGCTGTAGCTTGGCGAGGGTTTCCGGCGTCGGGCCGGCGTTCTCTGCGGCGCGGCGTCTGGCGCGGTCGTTCTCCATGGCGCGTTGTTCGGCACGGGACATCGACTTGAGGGCGACCCGGCGCATCGTGGTTCCTCCCTGTTGTGGGGCTATATTGCCCGTGTTTCGCGTGTCGTGCCCGAAAATCTTTCAACGGGTGCGCTTTTATGTTGCATCGTGCGCGATAATGGCGCCCGCGCACAACTCGGCCTGTCACAAGCCGCGCTCGCATCCGTTCTCGGCCTGTCCGAAAAGAACGGACGCAATACCGTCAGGCGATGGGAAAACCCCGAGACAGACACGGATCGCATATCCGGCCCCGCCGCACTGGCCATCCGGTACATGCTCGCATACGGGGTTTTAAGCGTCACTGAGTAGCCGTCTCGTGTCTGGGGTATTCTCTCGGGTAGCGGAATTATCGAGGGTGACGCTCAGCGACCTTGCGCTGGCCAGCATTGGCCATGCGGGCGCGGTACGCTGGTTCCTCGGCTGCCATGCGTTCCTGTTCGGCCTTCATGTAGGCGTGGAACTCATCGTCCGACATGGCCTTGATCGCGGACTTGCGGGCCGACGCATCGCGTTCGCCGCTCGAGGCCGACTTTAGGCGCAGCCGGGATGCTGCCTTGGCCAGAAGATCGGCGATCTCGGCCTTTTCCTCGGGAGACACGCTGGACTGAGCCTGCCCGGCGCGGCGTTCGGCCTCGTCGGCGTGCGCCTTGGCAAGACCGCGGGCGATCCGCAGTTCCCGCGTCTGCTGTTCACATGCCTGAGCCAGATCGGCGTGGTGCAGGAACGTCTTGTTGTCCCGCACCCACTTCACCGCCGTCTGCCCGGCCGCGAGCGGATGCTGCGTCAGGATATCAACCAGGCCCGTCAGGAATATGGCCTTGGCCTTCGGGTCGTGGTTCGTCGCCGTGTGCGGGAAGTAGCTCAAAAGCTGTTCGGTGAGCGCCAGCGCCTCGTTCCGCGTCATGGCCTTCAACTGCCGGTCCAGTTCGGCGACACAGGCCAGCGCGGCCGGTGCCGGCATCAGCAGCGTGTGGGCGTCAACGTGCTGGTAGGCGTCACCGGGGAACAGCAGATAGCGGTAGCTGGCCAGCAGGGTGCCAAGGGCGGGCGCCGGGATGTTCAGTGGTACGAGGTCGTTCATTCCATCACTCCTCGGCTGCGAAGGTCGTCGAAGATTCCACCAAACCCGGAGGCGGCTTTGATGCCTGGCCGGTTGAACTCGACGGCGTTGGCATACCAGGTCTGCCAGGCAGCGGGCCAATCGATGTATTTCCGGCCATTGGCCCGCACGCTGGCCCGGAACTTCTGGGCCTCGATGTCGAAATCGAGGTCCAGCCGCCCCCTTTTCCGCCAATACGCCAGCGCAGGCTCCCGGCACGCCTCGTCTGGGAAGCCATCGGGCAATCCTGTTCGTCGAGCCTTATCCCCCTTGGGGGGACGCAAGGGGGGATTCTTTCTTTCTGGATCTGGTTTATGGTTTATGGGTTGGTAGGATTCCGCTACGGTTCCGCTAGGTTTTTTTTCTAGCGGATTTGTAGCGTCCGCTATGCCAAGAGTGTTTGTTTTCCGTGCTTTAGCTTTTCCTCCCTGCGCGCCATGCTGCCTCGCAACTTCAATCTTTTCGCGCACCTTAACTCGGTCTGACGTGACACGATTGTGCGCGACAAACCCGTCTTTCACGGTGAAGAACTCGGAGATGACAGACCAGATTACGGGCCAGCGGCGGGGCGAGACGCGGGCCATCCTGCAAAGCTTCTTGTCGTCCATCGGCAGCTTGGCACCGGGCGAGCGCCACAGGCTCATCAGCAGCATCATGTACGCGCCGGTCTGCTCTGCGTCCAAGTGAGTGGTGTCCGCGATGAAGGCGTCTGTCGCTACTGGCCAAATGGGTGCTTCAGCCATTACGCAACCTCCCCAAACATGCCCGCATCAGCCTGGATGCGCTTGCGCGCCATGGCCGCGTATTCCGGGTTCAGTTCAATCCCGATGGCGTTCCGTCCAAGCCTGTCTGCAACAAGCCCTGTGGTGCCCGCGCCGAAGAATGGGTCAAGCACGGTGCCGCCCTTGGGGCAGCCAGCCTTGATGCACAGTTCCGGCAGTTCAGGCGGGAACGTGGCGAAGTGGGCTTCGCTGAAAGGCTGCGTGGTGATCGGCCATACAGAGCGGCGGTTGCGCATCCCGTTCGCGCCCCGAACCTTTTCCATGGAGTCACGGTCGTTGCGGCTGGCGTCTAACTTCTTGTTGCCGGGGGCGTGGGGCGCCCCTTGAAGCGGCTCGCTGATCGCCTCCGCGTCGTACCAGTACCTCGCCGACTTGGTGAGCAGGAACACGTACTCATGCGACTTGGTGCAGCGGTCGGTGACGCTCTCAGGCATCGGGTTGGGCTTGTGCCAGATGATGTCCTGCCGCAGATACCAGCCGTCAGCGCGAAGGGCGAAGGCGAGCATCCATGGGATGCCGATCAGGTCTTTGGGCTTTAGCCCATATTCAGCAGCCTTCTGGCCGCGACTATTTCCGACATCAACGTGCTTGCTATCGGGCACCTGATAGCCACGGTTCGCCGCATAGCTATCCCCGATGTTCACCCAGCAAGTCCCATCATCGGTCAGCACCCGGCGCACTTCGCGGAACACGGCAACCAGCTTGGCAATAAACTCGTCGGGCGTCGGCTCAAGCCCGATCTCGGCGCGCACGAAGAACTTCTGTAGATCGTCGGGAATGTCTGACTTCTGGTAGATCACAACAGGAACTCCCCCTCGGTATTTTCTCTGCTGTGGACCCAGTGATGGCACGGGCGACAGAGCGTGGCAGCGTTATCCAATGAGAACCGGAGCGCCTCGTTGCCAGCCCACGGTGCCAAGTGGTGAACGTGCAGGGATCGCTTGCCAGACTTCGGCGCATTGCATCGCCGGCAGCAGTAGCCGTCCCGCTTCAACACATCGCGGATGAAAGCGCGGCCTTCGCCTTGGGCGTAGAGCCTCTGCCGCTCCGGACTGCTGCCGTCCACGAACCTGGGATTGGCGGCACCAGTTTTCCCGTACATCGGGTTAGCCTCGCCGGTCGGTCCCCAGTGCTTCAGTGACCGAGCCGCAGACACTGTACGCCTAGGAATGCCGTGCTTCTTCAGCCAGTGCAGGATGTTCGCGTCTGTGCATTCGCACTCTTCGGCCAGATCGCCCGTTGATACGCCAAGCACGACGTACTGGTGGTGAAGCCATTCACGATCCCAGTGCAGCCGAGGCGCGCGCCAGTGTTCACCCTTTAGGAACCGGCCAAGTTCATCGGGCATGGATGCCTCGCCGCTTCAGTTCTGCATCAAGCCATTCGCGTGTTGCCGCATCCAATTTTGGGTCAATGCGGACAGCGTTCTCGTCGTATGAGCGCAGGCCGAAGTATGGCGGCGACGTCACGCAGCAGTTCACCAATGCGTCCGGCAGTTGCGCCAGCCCATCGAACACATCAGCGTTGATGACGCGGACGGTCATTGCCTGAGCGCATCCTTTGTGTTGTTCCCCTTAATGGTTTCCCGGCACGCCGGCAGCGGGCAGGCGTGGTTGTACCGCAGCAGGAAGCCGCACTTCTCGCACCGCTGGCGCCGGTCGGCGGCGATCACCGCCACGGCCGGATTGTCCAGCGCCGCCAGCCGGATCATCTCATACGCGCCGATCTTGCGGTACGGGCCGACGCTGAACAGCGTTGCGGGCGTCCACTGGTTCCACGCCGCCTCGTCGTGCACGGATACACTGACACCAGCCCGGCGCAGCACCCTGACGGCACCGTGGACGCGCTCCATGAGCGGCGGCTGTCTGTCGCGCGCCTCGATCACCACCACGCCTCCATCGTCGCCAGGTGGCTGTACCGAGCGTGCGGCCCGGATAGCGGCGTGATCTCCCAGCCCTGAGAGTAGTAGGCGTCCACGAGATGGTGAGGGATGTAGCGGGCGATCCATTCTTTCACAGCATGGCCTCCTGCTTGAACTTGGGCGGCGGCTCGCGGAACATATCGCCCTGCTTGTAAGCGGCCTCGATGCGGCGGCAGGCTAGATTAAACCAACGGGGAGTTTGCTCTATCCCGATGAACTCGCGGCCCATGCGAGCGCACGCGACGCCGGTCGTTCCTGACCCCATGTACGGATCGCAGACGATGCCCTTGGTTTTCTTGACGCACCACGCCATAAGCGCGACGGGCTTTTGCGTCGGGTGTTCGCGGTCTGGTTCCGACCGAGGGGCATCAAACACGCGCACCACGGAATCAAAATCAGTCCATGCCATCTCGGCTTCGGCCAAAGTGAACCCGCGCTCGGGCTTGTTCCAGATCAGCCAGCATCGGGACGGAGGAAGGGCAAAGTAGTTGCCACCCCACAGGATGTGCTGCGATCCTTTCGACAGGATCAATTGAAGCGCGTCAGCATCCGGTGCGGCGTCGTCCCATTCATTGCGCTCTTCTGCTTCAGCCCTCGCCCTGCCCCACCCATGCCCGAAGCCGCCTTTCCAAACGTGCGCGATCCCATACGGAGGATCGGTAATCACGGCGTCCACCTTGCCAAGCGTCGGCAGGATGGCCATGCAGTCGCCCAGTATCAGGCGGCAGTCGCCGATGACTTCCTCTCTCATTCCCGCTCCCTCCGTCTGCGCTCGACGTATTCACGGGCGGTTTCACCCTCGCGGCGCAGCGTGGCCACGGCGTCCCACAAGCGGCGGAGGTGCGGCTCGATCACAGAAACGCCTCCTGCTTGAACTTTGGCGGCGGCTCGCGGAACATGTCGCCTTGCTTGTAGGCGGCCTCGATGCGGCGGCAGGCGATGTCGAAGTAACGTGGGTCCAGTTCGATCCCGATGCCAGAGCGGCCCATGCGAGCGCACGCAACCAAAGTGGTGCCGCTGCCCATAAATGGATCGAGGATCAGGTCGCCGGGATTGGTGAAGTCAGCCAGCAACTCGCTCATCAAGGAGACGGGCTTCTCGGTCGGATGACCGCCGTGTCGATTGCTGTTGCAGTTGTGGGTGTAGACCCCACGCTTGCCGCCCGAGTTCCACCTAGCCCAGCCTTCGCCGCACCATGTCAGGGGCATAGACTCGTACCCAATGGCAGGCATCTGGCCGTTGAATTGCGGGGCAGAATCCGGCTTCACCCAGATCATCGGGCGCTTGTATTTCCCGCCAGCAGCCTCGAAAGCATCGCGCCAGTCGCCAACGGCTTCGGCCTGACAAAAGACGATGGCCCAGCCTTCGCTCATTTCCACGGCAAATCGCGCCGTCGCCAGTCGCACATCTTCGGTGATCGCGGCGAAGTCCAAATCCGCAGACTCGCCGGTCTTGATCTGCTTGTGCGTGCGACGGCCGACTTTGTGCGCCTCTGCCTCAAATGGCGGATCGGTCATAAAGTGGCTGACCTTGCCAAGCGTCGGCAGGATGGCCATGCAGTCGCCCAGTATCAGGCGGCAGTCGCCGATGACTTCCTCTCTCATTCCCGCTCCCTCCGTCTGCGCTCGATGTACTGCGCCGCCGTCTCGCCCTCGCGGCGGTTCGCCAGGTAGTCGGCGCGGGCGGCTGCAATCGCGGCCTCGTAGCTCAGGCGGCTGTCAAGGTGGGGATCGTAGGTCATGCCACCAGCATACTCGCACCGACACCTGCCAGTGTCCGCTCTGCGGGCCGCATCGGCTCGGCATAGTGCCGGCACTCTGGCCGCGGGCACCCCGCCATGTGTTCCGCGCCGATGTAGCAGACCCGGCAGTGCGGGCCGCGCGGTTCCTTCGGGCCTCTCGGGCACGGTCGCGTCAGCCCCAGCTTGGTGACCTGCGTTTCAAGCGCCCCGATGGTGATGTTGAGCGACCGGCAGATGTCGCGCCGCTCCGCGCCGGTGGTGTACATCTCCGTCAGCCGCTCGTTGCGTTCCGGCGTCCAGAACTTCGGCGGATATACCCTGACCAGCCCCAGCGAGCGCATCATGCCCGATACGCTGGCATTGGTGCGCCCCAGCCGCCGGGCAGCGGCCTGCACGGTCATCTTGTGCCCCTCCTCGGTCAGCCAGTCCTTTTCCTCGTCCGTCCACGGCTTCACATTCTTATCCCCTCAGTTCGGTTATGTAGTCTTTCATCTCGTCCAGCGTTCGCACCAGCCGCCACGCAAAGCCCATGCGCTCGAGCGCGTCCCGCCATCCGATCTGCGCCGGGGACAGCACGCCCTTGTCGGATTTCAGTTCCGCGAACGCCACCTTGCCGGGCAGGATGATCATCAGGTCGGGGAAGCCGGGCCGCAGCCCGGTGGCCTTCAACTTGTTCATCTGGATGGCCCGCTGGCGCTCGTCCCCGGCTAAAACGCTGCCGTTCGGGATTGCCGTGTAAGTCAGGATGCCTTGCCTCTCGTACACGGCCAGTAGATCGATGCACGCGGACTGGAGCGCGGATTCTTTCATGGCCGGTAGACCTCGGCGATGTGCCGACTCAGCGGCTCGGGGATTTTGGCGATCATGGCGCTGGCCATCTTGCGGGCCGGGGACTTGCTGCCGTGCTTTCGGCAGGTGCTTTCCGGATCGCTGAACCAGTCGCCACCGATCTTGATGCCAGCCTCGACGCCGCGGGACTGCGGCGTGAACCGCGCGCCCTTGCCGGGGTCTGTGCGCCGCCCGCTTTCGCTCGGCACCTTGATATGCTCGGCCACGCTCGCGCTCTGGAAACTGCGCCCGCTGCCGTCAAACCGAAAGCCGGGGACTTTGTGGCCGTGCACGGGGTTGTTGTTCGTGACCGCCTGGCCGGGGCCGCCGATGTTGAACCATGAACCGCCAGTGTTCTTTATCGAGCGGGCGGGCGGCATCAGCGCCGGCACGTCGCCCCACAGGTAGAAGCTGCCGAAGTTCCACCGCGCCCGTCCGACCCATGGCTGCGCGCCGCGCACGTTCTCGACCACCATCGGGATATGCCGCCCCGCCGCGAGACTGGCCTCTGCCTGGATGCGGAAGCAGGCGTTGAACAGCCGGTTGAGCCGTTCGAGGCTTTCGCCGGTCATGTCCGCGCGGATCGCGGCAGCCTTGGCTTTCGCCAGTTTCCACGGCATGGCCATCCATGAATATTCCTGGCACGGCGGGCTTGCGACGATCAGGGCGGCGTCGCGGAACTGCGAGCCGTGCAGCGTCAGAACGTCCTGCACCACGAGCTGCGCCGGATAGCGCATGTCGCCGTAGACGTGCTGCTCGATGTCGAAGCCCACCACGTCGTATCCAGCGGCGAGCAGGCCGTCAGTCCAGCCTCCGAGGCCACAAAATAAATCTACCGCCAGCGGCTTCATAGGGTGCCCCCGAGCTGGCCAAGAGGGACTAAAACCAGCTCGGGAGCGCGCAAGCACGAATGCGGGAGGGGGTTCCGCACGGAGCCGGGCCTGCGATGGGAAGAAAAGCCCGGCGAACCGGGAAGTGCCCGTCGATGACCGGGCGTCCGCGCTTGCTGAGAGCGCGTCGTATTCATCCGCGTGCGTCCGCGAAAAAGTCCGCAGGTTCCAGCGGCACGTTGGCCCTTTTCGCAAGGTCCAGCAACTCGCGTTGCTGCCGCGCCGGGATGATGCCGCGCACCTTCCAGCCCTGAACCGTTGTGGGGTTTTTGTGGCCGAGAGCACGGGCCAAGGCCGTCATGCCGCCGAACCGTTCGATGATGTTTTCAACTTGCGTCATGCCCAAACCTAACGCCGCGAGCGTATGGCGGTCAACAAATAAAATACGTGTTTGCCGTAAAAAGACCGTTGACGGATACGCGCCGCACGTTTACCGTCTGCTGTATCGAGACACGGAGAAACCCGATGAACGACGAACTTTTGATCCGCGTAAGATCGCGCCGCGCCGCCGTCAACGGCAACGTCTGGTGGCTAAACGGCGATACCATCGACTGCTGGTCATTCCCCACTGCCGATGCAGCCGACGCATTTCGCGCCTCTCGCATTGCCGAGGGCCACACGGTTTACGCCGGCCAGTTCCATCCCGTGAATGGCGGACTTTTAACGCACTGATCCTCTTTACCTGCCGTCTGGAACGCGGGCAGTGATGGAAGATCAACAGAGGGAACACGAATGTGTGACGATACACGGCCATCCGACAGCCCGCTCGACGAACCGGACGCCACCGTGCAGCGCCTCTACAGAGAGCTGCACGAGCACATCGCCAATTACCGCGAGGCCAAGTACCGCGACCCCAACGTGCTCGACTTCAACCGGGCCAAGCGGGCGCACAATCAGACCGCGCTCGACCTGGCGAACGCTTTTCGCAGCACGGAACTGGCCAAGAGGGACGACCAATGATCATCACCGCTGACATGCTGCGCCTGAGGGAGGCGTGCGCCGATCAGGTCGTTGAATTCAAGCGCCTGTTCGGGGATCAGGTCGCCGTCACCGAGGCGCTCTGCATCGAGCACGCCCAGGTTTTCTATTGGGCCTGGGCTGCACGCAACCTGCTGCCCGCCGAAGCGCGGCAGGCTTACGGCGAGGCCATCACCCCGGCGTGGAAGGCTTACGACGAGGCCACCGCCGCAGCGCGGACGGCTTACGGCGAGGCCGACGCCGCAGCGGGGAAGGCTTACGGCGAGGCCACCGCCGCAGCGTGGAAGGCTTACGGCGAGGCCACCGCCGCAGCGCGGACGGCTTACGGCGAGGCCATCACCCTGGCGCGGACGGCCTGCAACGAGGCCACCGCCGCTGCGTTCGGGCGGATCGCGGAGGGGCTGGGATGAGAGACGCCATGACCGGCGAACAGGGAGACAAGCCGCGAGCAACCGCGCCAGCGACCTGGAGAGCATCATGGCCGACCTGAAGGCCGCGCACGCCACGGCTGAGTTTATCGGCGAGGATGATCTGGCCGGCGAGATCGACGCGCTCTATGCCAAGTTCAGCGCCCTGCTCGCGGCGGTGGAAGCGGGGGAGTGGCCGTGACCGCCGACGACTGGATCACTTTCGTTATGCTGGCCGCGCTGGTCGGCGCTGTGGTGTGGGGCGTCATGTCGGGGCAACTCTCATGAGCAGGCCACTATCGAAGAATGAGCGTCGATCCTATGCCGCGTTCAAGGGCCACCGGACTCGCCGCGAGGGCAAAACGGAAGCGCCGGTCTGCCCAGGATGTGGCGAGCGGATCACCGGCAGCGTCGTCGATCATCTGAAGCGGAAGCACGTCGATCTTTACCAGCGGCGGGCGCGCAAACATGGAGAATTACTGTGAATTTACGAGACGCCGTAACCCTGGACGGCCAGCACGCCGGGCGCATCGTCGGCAAATCCTGCCGGGACTACAACGTCGAGCTGGCGGACGGTACCATCAAGGCCAACGTGGAGCCGGATCGGCTGGCTCCGCGCGCAAACATAAAAGTGGTGAGGAAGTCGTGATAACAGTCGATGGAGTATCCTACGGCCTGAACGCCGACGATCTTGCCGACCGCAAGATTTACATCAACGCCAGCGAAGCCCCGACGATCTGCGGCGGCGATGCCGAGAAGCGGCACCGGCTGTGGCTGGAAAAGACCGGGCAGGCCGAACCGGAGGACTTGAGCGGCGTGCTGCCGGTCCAACTCGGGTCATACACCGAACCGTTCAACTGTGCCTGGTTCGAGCGCATGTCGGGCATGACCGTGACCGGGCGGCAGGACGTGCTGCGGAACGATTGGCTGCGCGCCACGCTCGACGGCAAGTGCGAATACAATGGCACGCCAGCCGTCTGGGAGGCCAAGCATATCGGTGCCTTCTCCAAGATCGACGAGGCGATGCAGCGGTACATGCCGCAGGTGTTCGTGCAAATGCACCTGGCTGAGTGCAAGCTGGCCATCCTCTCCCTCTTGCACGGCACCCAAAATTACGAATGGGTACTGGTGGAATGGGATGATGCCTACGCCGCCCAGGTTCTCGCCATGCTGGAGGAGTTCCGCGATTGCGTCGCGTTCAGCACACCGCCGCATGACACTCCCGCGTTGGCCGGCCCGAAGCCGACCCTGTTCCGCGCCTATGACATGACCGGCCAGAACGAATGGGCATCGCACGCTGCCGACTGGCTGGCCACCAAGGCGGCTGCTGACACGTTCAAGAAGGCGGAGAAGGGCATCAAGGATATCGTGCCCGATGACGCCAGCGAGGCCACCGGCCACGGGATTTCCGTCAAACGCTCGAAAGCGGGCGCACTCTCGATTAAAGGTGTGAAGTAATGGACGAGGTTCAAACGACCGCAATCGCCATGTCGCCGGGCATCGGCAATCTGGCCAAAGCCATGGCGACGGCACAGGCCAAGATGAAGCCCGCCGTGAAGGATGCGACCAATCCGCATTTCAAGTCGAATTACGCCGACCTTGAGGCCGTGAACGAATCCGCCCGCGTATTGGCCGAGAACGGGGTTGCAGTGATGTGCATCCCAAACGGCTGGAAAGAAGGCCGCGTATCCATGCGGGTGATGTTGGCGCACGGCAGCGGCGAATTCATCTCTGGCACCATGGAAATGCCTGTTTCCCAGCCCGGCAATCCACAGGCGGTCGGGTCTGCGTGCACCTATTTGCGCCGCTACGCCGTGTCCGCACTGGCCAACATCGCCACGTCCGACGACGACGGAAACGCGGCGGCGGATGGCGCAACGAACGAGCCGCGCAAGGCCGCGCCCAAGGTCGCTGACAGGCCGCCGGGAGCCTCCCCGGCTGCCGTCCAGTTCGCCGACGCCACCATTGCCGCGATCAACGCCGCCGCCAGTCTGGCCGACGCATCCCGCGTGCTGATGGATATCGGCCTGGCGGACGTGACCGACGAAGGCTGGTCGCTGGAGGCTGGCACCAAGCTGGCCAAACTCAAGAACACCGCGCCGGTCGAGTACGCCCGCGTGCAGGCCGCTTATGAAGCGAGGAAGCTGTAATGGTTGAATACTCGAACGAGAACACCGGCGTTCTGTTCCGCGATGACAAGCGCACCAACGACCGCGCCCCGGAATACACCGGCAAGTGGACCGACGAGAACGGCAAGGAGTGGCGGCTCGCGGCCTGGGTGAAGGAGGGCAAGTCGGGCAAGAAGTTCTTCAGCCTGAAGGCCAGCGAGGTCCGCGAGAACGCGGGCGGCGGCAAGAGTGGCACGTTCGGCGATGAGGACGACATGGGTATCCCATTCTGATGAGCGACGACGCGCCCAAGCAGGTCTACGCCAAGACGATGCAGGGCTTTGCGCCCGCGTCTGATGAGGCGTGGCGCTTTTTCCGGCGCGTCAAGTTCGGCGAACTGGTGGAACTGCCCGGCAAGCAACCGCGCAATCTGAAGTACCACAACCTGTATTGGGCGATGGTCACATGGGGTACGGAGAACCTGGAAGGCGAGTGGACGAAGGATCAGCTTCACCATGTCCTGCGAGTCCTGTCGGGCTGGTGCGATTTCGTGCCGGACGGCAAGGGCGGCTTGATCGCGGTGCCGAAGCCGACGAACTTCGCATCCGCCGACGCCGACCAGTTCGACCGATTTTTCATCGGCGCGCGCGCGGCGCTGCTGAAGCTGCTTCCGGCAGGCTGTTCCGAGGACATGATCATGCAAGCACTGGCGTTCTGCTGATGAAGCTGAAAACCCCGAAATTCCGCAGTCGCGCGTACCTGATGCACGTCGCCTCGCTGCCGTGCCTAGTGTGCCGCACGTCGCCCTGCCAGGCGCATCACCTGATCGGCGGCAGGCACGGCATGGGCATGAAGGCCGGGGACGACATGACGGTGCCACTGTGCCCAATTTGCCACGCATCGTTACACGCCGATGGCAATGAGACGCGTTGGCTTGCGGAGCGCGGGATTGATGGGCCGGCGCTGGCCGCGACGATGTACCAACGATGGAGGACGGAATGAGCGACGACCTGATACGGCAGGCGAGGGAGATGCTGGCCGGAACGACCGAAGGGCCGTGGGAAAGTGTTTACAGCATAGGAGTATTTACACCCAACCACCCCCGAGAAAATCACGGGCGGATAGTTATGGTGCGGGAGTTGATCGCTTCTTGCGGTCGGGGCCGCGTGCCAGATTCAGATTCCGCAGCCAACGCCCGCTTCATCGCCTGGTGCCGTGAAGGCGTGCCCGCCCTGATAGCCGAACTGGAGGAGCGCAATGGGTGATATCTTTGACGACACCACACAAAAGATCATCGGCCAGATGATTAGCGCATCCCGCTCGCTGCCGGAGGACTTCTTCCTCGTCCCGGCAATGCAGGAACTGGCCGGGGTCGTCGCTCGCAACGGAACCGTGCTGTCTAGCGAAGACCTGTCCCTGCTGATCGGCGTGGGCGCGGTCATCATCCGCGAGAGCCGGGCAGAGATGACGGCCCAGATACAGGCCGCCATGGCCATCGCCAATGCAAGAGGGAATGCCAGCCGTGCGGATTGAAGAACTGGCCCTGCACTGCAAGAAGTGCGGGCACCCATGGAAAATTGAAATCGTTATGGACGCGCCGCCCGACGTGGCCTTGGCATCCATGAAAACAGCAACTGTCCGTGGGTGCCCGAAATGTGGGGCGAAGGGCAAGAACGTCCTAGTAAACCCGCCGAAAACGGAGGCCAGCCGTGGATGACCTGATCAAGCAGGCCCGCGACCACGCTGCGGCGGTAGGGTGGCTACCCATGGACAGCGCCCACCCTTAGCCCGAGCGTCCAGCGTACCGGGGCCTGTCGTTGGCACGGACACTTGGTTGCCGGTATCTGGAAAGGAGATGGCTGATGCGTGATGTGATCGAGGCGGCGAAGTTCTTGGCAACCGCCGAGGCGGAGGAAATACAGACCACGGCATACCACGATTGGGACATGATCCGCGACGTTGCCAAAACGCTGGTCAAGGCGCTGGAAAATCCGCCCAAGCACGTCTACTGGCGTCCCGGTGAGCCGGGTTGCCCGCGCGAAATCAAGGCTGGAAACGGTGAACTGCACACGCTGAGGTGCAAGGTGTGCGGGCTGGACAATCCACTCGATGATTTTTGCCGCGCCGCGCTGGTCGGCCCGATGGGGAGGGGCGGTGATGGACGGCAGCACTGAAAAGAAAACAGCCCGCGAACACGCCAAGGAACTCAGAGACGGCGGTATGAGATGCAACTGCGATCTCGACAACTGGGAACCCGAGCGGTCAACCGGACACTCGCATGTCTGCCGAATTCACAAGGCCGCTGTCGCCAAATTCAGGGACACACAGCCATGACCGATCTACGGGCGCGCTGTGCTGAGTTGGAGGCCCACCGGAAGGAACTCGGGGATGCGCTACTCCGGTTCACACCCGGCGGCTCTGAATTCTTCCTGCAAGATGGCGATGGCTTCAAGGTCGACGCCAAAGCCTGCGAAGCGATCATCCGCGAGAAGATGGACGCCCTCCATGAAGCCCGTTGCAGGGTCGTTCAGCAAGGCCGTGAGATCATCGCCCTACAGGCCAAGGTCGATGCGCTGACAGCCGAGCCGACGGATTACGAAGTTGGCCAGTTTGAACGTGATTGGACGGCATATCCCGGAGAGGGATTGACCGCCGCGTTCAATGCCGCCTTGACCGCCTTCCTGCGCCGGAGGACGGGCCATGACTGAACTGCGCGAGCGGATCGCCAGGACGATGGCCGATGGAATCGGTGACGGTTTTGATGATGCGTTCTCGGGCAAAAGGGAATGGATCGACTGCCGTGGAGACAAAGCGGGTCGGTATCGGGACATTAACGAGCCGATGCAATGCGACTATCTGGCAGCGGCTGATGCCGTCCTAGCAGAGATCGCGGCAGCCGGGCTTGTCCTGGTGCCGAAGGAGCCGACAGAGGCCATGTTTTGCAAGGGCGACGAGGTTCTTGTTGATCACCTCAGTGATTCCATGTTCGTGTTCAAGCCGGACACCCCGGCACAGGCAGTCTACCGCGCCATGATCGCGGCGGCTACACCAGATAGCCGATGACCCCGCCGATCAGCGCCGCCACCAGGCAGGCGAGCCACGTCTCGCGGAACCGGAAGATGAACCGGAAGTCGCCCTGTGTGATGTTCTTGTCCTTCATGGCATCACCTCGTTGTTGATGGCCCGCGCCGCCTCGTAGGCTTGCACCGCGCCGGCCCGCTTGACTTCGCACTCGGTCATCCCCTCCCATGCGTCGAGCAACGCCGCGATCAGCGTCGATACGTCGCCGTCAGGGAGCGGGATCGGCAGGGCGCACGACTGGACCACCCGAGCCGGCAGCGGCGGAACGGTAGGCCGCTGCGGCGGTATTGATTTGCTCGCGCAAGCCGTCAGCGAGAGCGCAATCAGGGCGATCAGCAGCGATTGCCACTGTTCGGATTTTATCCCGGTAAACCACGCGAACGGCATCGATGGCCTCCAAATCGGTTGTGACGCCCTGGTCTATCTCGGCGATGGCGTCGTGCAGCAGGATGGTATCCGCCGCCGCTTTGGCCGCTGCGGCGTCCTGAGCGGCCTTCCACTCTCTATCCGCCGCGTCATAGCCGCGCTGGTAGATCGCGCTGTAGGCCCATGCCAGGGCCGCGCAAACGGCAATGCCGATCAGGATCGTTTTCCAGTGCGCCAGCAGGAACCGAAGGGCGATGGCGCTCATTCCGCCGTGCCCTTGATCTTGCCCCACTCACGAACCGCGAACGCCGCTGCGGTGGCGGTGATCAGCGCGGCAAGGCTGGCCGTGTCGGTCGTCCGGGTGATGAGCGGCAGGACGACGCCGTGCACCAGCATCGCGCCGGAAATCCAGACGCAAGTGAGCGGCCTCCACCATTGGGTGATCAGTCGGCGCATTGTCCGGTCTCCATCATCACGGCCAGCCGTTCGGCGCGCGCTCCGACCTGTTTGGCCCACAGGCTCGCCCGCATCCCGCGAGCCGCCCGAGGCCAGTCCTTCGCCTTCACCGCCGCAAGGGTGTTGGTGAACTTGGACAGGCCGACAATCCCGACATTGAACGCCATGTTGAGCATGGCCCGTTCGCGCACCTGATCGCCCTGCACCGCCGGCCACCATGGTTGTCTGGCGCACTCGGCCCGGACGCGCACGATGTCGTTCGTCAACAGGTCGATTGCTTCCTGATGGCTGATGCCCACGTCGTCCAGATTGCGCCCGACGCCGATGGTCAGCTTCCCGGCGGTGCAGCGGTAGGGCTTCAACTTCAAGCCCTCGTCCCGGATCAGGTCGTCAACGAGCGTCATGCCCTAAATCTCCTCACACCCCGGCAGCCGGTAGGGCTGTTTGGTAACGCGCTGGTAGTCCAGCAGCAGGGTGTTGAGCCGCCGCAGCGGCCCCGGCTTGGCCGGGCCGTCCCGTTCCGCTATGGCCCGGCACTGTTCTTTCCGCGCCTCGTAGATGTCCTGCGCGATGATCCGGGCCTCGATGCCCTGCGCCGTCTCCTGTATCTGCGCCAGGTCGGACTTGTTCGCGAAGCCTTCCACGCCGGGTATCTGGTTTGTGGCGACAAGCCCCAATGCGACTACACCCAAGAATCCTGCGCTCATAGCCTGCTGCCACCTGTTCTGTTGCGGATCAGGATGCGTCGGCGGCCAGAACCACGATAGCAGCCACTTCACCGCATCCATTCGGTTTCCCCAAGCCTAGCATTGACCATCGCCTCGCTCCATACATGGTGCAGCCCGCTGCCTATGGTGACACCTGAAATCGGTTTTGTGACCTACGCTGTTCCGTAGGTTATTTGGTGTAATACGGGATAATCACTTCGGTGTCGTTCAGGTCGATGACGAGATAGCCCAGCGGGTTTGCCGTCAATGCGGACGCCGCGCCGTTGGCCCCGATGGTGGATTGCGTCGTCAGATTGTAGGTGGCCGAGCCGAGCGCCAGCTTGTTGGCCGCTGCCGTCGCTCCCCGACCGATGGCGATGCCCGCCGTGGCGGCGGATGCACCATAGCCAACAACCACCGCACTGGCCGTGCTGGTCGCCGCTCCATCAGCACTCCCCCCGAGGATGGTATTAAACCCGCCCGTGGTCGGATTGCCATAGCCGGCGTCGAAGCCGACAAACGTGTTGGAGCCGCCCGACGTGGTGGCGGCGCCCGCCCGCGAGCCAATGGCGGTGTTGGTCGCGCCGGTGGCCGCCCCGAGCGCGGAAAAGCCGACCGCCGTGTTGTTGCTGGCCGTGCTGGATGCATCCAATGCAGTATAGCCGACCGCCGTGCAGTCGGTGCCGGATGAAATCAGCTTGCCAGCATCGACGCCGATGGCAACGTGCCCATAGCCGGTGGTCAATGCCGGCAGCGCACCCTGCCCGATGGCAAGGTTTGCTTCCGTGGTGCCGCCCGTACCGTTGGCAAACACACCGGAGCCGATGCCAAGGTGCTTGTTGGTGGTGTCCTGCACGTGGAGAACGAACGGCGTCAGCAGCTCGAATTGCGTCCCGTCATAGACCACCACGCCGATCCGCCCCGACACGATCTCGCCGCCCTTCAACGCCGTCCCGGCATACTGAATGGCCTTGGTGCCGAGCGCGTTGGCGTTGAGCGTCGTCGCCCCGGTGTTGGTCGCGCCCCACTTGATCACGAACATTTGCCCCGAGGCGTAGGCCGCGATGGCGGGATTGACGGTGATGGTGTGGGCGTTGGCAGTCCCCGCGCCGGCATAGTACGGACACAGGCCCGAATAGGCGTCGGCCACCATGGCGGCAACCTGCGCCATCAGTTCCCGAGCGGCGTTGTTGACCAGCGACGGAGCCTGACTTTCGTCGAAGCCCAGACCGACGCCGGTCAGAGCGTTGACGTTGGACGCTGCCGTGGTGGACCAGGATTTGATGGCCATTTGCTACCTCTTGTTCGTTGCCGTGGACGGGTGCATATTCCGGTTATGTGGAGGCCGATGCATATGCTGGTTCAGTTCGCGGTCGGAATAGCCCTGATCGGGCTGGTATCGCTGGTGTTCCCGTAATGTGGCGGATACGGAACGCCGCCCACTTCTTCGCCGGATATGCCGGGTCGTTCATCATCGTCCTGATGATTGTAGCGGCCTGCATGGCCGTCGGCTATTGGCTGGTCTACAGCGTGGTGTTCAAGCTCGGCCTGCCGGTGTCGAAAGATCAGGTGTGGCAAATATGCCTCGCTGCCGTGGTCTGCTACATGGCCATACTGGCGAAGATAAAGCCTAGTTGAAGCCAGCGGCTCCGCCAGCCATCGCCGCCTGAAGCAGCGCGGTTAATTCCTGCTGTCCCGCCGAAGGGTCGGTTTTCATCAGCCGCATCGCAGCCTCCACGTCCTTGGTATAGGACGGGTCGTACATGATCTTGGCGATTGCCGCTTGACGGTTGCGGCTGGCCATTTCCAATCCGACGCCGCGCAACGTCTGGCCCGGCGCGGTGATCCATCGGGTGAGCCAGTTCCACGCGCCGCCCTTGGTCAGTTCTTCCACCGCCTGCTGCCGTGTCGCGGTGAACGAATTGGACGGACGGCCACCGGACGCGGCCTTCAGCGTCAGGAACAGGTTGGACGCGAACTTCTGTTGCTCTGGGCGAAGGGCATTCATCAGCACGCGGGTTTGCTTCTCGTTTCCGAAGATCGCATTGAGCATCTGGGATGGCGTGTTCTGGATACCCTCTGACGGCGGCTTGGTCTTGCCGATGCGCCGTTCCAGTTCCACCCTGAGCAACTGGTCGTATGCCTCCGGGTCAACCGCGTCGATCATTTCCCGCGTCTGCTTCACGACTTCGGGATTGGTTTCCGCCGCGTCGAATATCTTGGGCGCAAGGGTTTTCAGGTTCGTGTCCTTGGTCTTGCGCGCCTGCTCGAGCACGGTTTGATCAAAGGCGTTGACCGCGCCGCTTTCCTTCTCGAATGTCTCCCGCGCGGCCCTGTAGCCCGGACTGGCCTCATCCATCACGTCAAGCAGCGCGTGCTTGATCTCCTCCAGCTTGGCCTTTGCCGTGCCCTTGAGCGGCGCGCCGTTGGCTCCGAGGCCGGTTTCGATTACCTGATCGATCTCGGTCTTGACGTTGTGCAGCTTCTCCAGGTCGCCGCCTGCCTGGTCGATCATCTTGCCGATGCGCGCCACCGGAGCCGATATCTTGCCACCGGCGGGGAACTTGTCCGTGATCGCCTTGATGCTTTCAGAAACGGGCGTGGTATCGACCTGGGTGCCTTCGCCGAACGCTTCCCTGTAAAGCGGCGATGCCCGTTCCCGGCGCACCTTGATCAGGTTCTCCCGCAGCTTTTCACTGGCGGTCCTGAACTTGGCCGGCCCGGTTGACACGGCGGACGGCGGGGCAATGGCTTCCATAAAGCTGGTGACGGCATCGTAGACTTGCCGGTTCTGTTCCCGCAGCGCCACGCCTGCCTTTTGGGCGGAGCCGGGAAGGTTTGCGAGCAGCGACTGTTTTTCCAGCGCCGACATGACCTGGGTTTTCTGCGCCGGGAACAGGTCCACCTTGACCGCCTTGGCGGCGTCGATGGTGCCTTGCAGTCCTTCTTTCGTCAGACCCTGCATTTCCGACGCGCCCATGCCGCGCGAGCCGAACGCCTTGCGAAGCAGCGACCCCGTGGCGGGCAACAGCATTTCACCAGCGGCAGCCGCACCGGCCTTCCACGGATCGATACCCTGTTCCGAGCCGAACGCCTCACTGGCAACGTCGAGGCCAACAGACGTTGCGCCAGCGCCCGCCCCGCCCGCCGCGATCTTGACGGCAGCCGGTGCCTTCAAGCCCATCGCCCCGCGAGCTGCCGGATAGTAGGGGATAATGCCCTCGGCAGTTTCCAGCACGTCGCGGCCCGACGCGCCGGGCTTGTTCAGCATGAACCTGCCCTGTTCCGGGTGTTCGATGATGACGTTGCCCTTGCTGTCCACGTCGAAGGCCAATTCGGG